ATGCTGATTGGCTATGTCAGGGTGTCAACAAATGACCAGAACACCGATTTGCAACGGAATGCGCTGCAGAGCGCAAATTGTGAACAGATTTTTGAGGATAAAATCAGCGGTAAGACCAGTGAACGGCCTGGTTTAAAGCGGGCGCTGCGGACGTTAAAAGAGGGCGATACTTTGGTGGTATGGAAGCTCGATCGACTGGGCCGCAGCATGCGTCACCTGGTCATGCTCACCGAGGAGCTGCGCGAACGCGGGGTAAACTTTCGTAGCCTCACGGACAGCATCGATACCAGCACACCGATGGGCCGTTTTTTCTTTCATGTGATGGGCGCACTGGCGGAGATGGAGCGCGAATTGATTGTCGAGCGAACGCGTGCCGGCCTGACCGCTGCGCGTGAGAAAGGACGCATTGGTGGCCGCCGGCGCATTATGACGCCGGAAGTCGTTGCCAGAGCGGAACGGATGATGGCGAATGGCGCCACGCTTCATCAGGTTGCACTCGTATTAGATGTTTCAACCAAAACCATTTATCGTTATATTCCAGCGCCAAAACAGCACCATTTACGCGGTTCTTCTTACTGAACGATCAGCAAACCGCAATCGAATGCATCCTTTTCACTGACCTGACACTCTGAGCACACCCACAACACGGAGTGCTACAGATGTCTGATTTTCATCACGGTGTCCGCGTCGTCGAAGTCAATGACGGTACACGCACCATTTCAACAGTTTCAACCGCCATTGTTGGCATGATCTGCACCGCAGAAGATGCTGATGCAACGGCATTTCCTCTTAACACACCTGTTCTGCTGACCAACGTGCAGGCAGCTATCGGTAAAGCCGGTACCAAAGGCACCTTAGCGGCCGCGCTGCAGGCGATTGCTGACCAGGCGAAGCCGGTAACCGTCGTGGTTCGCGTTGCAGAAGGCGCGAGCCAGGCTGAAACCACCTCTAACCTGATTGGCTCGACGGATGCGAACGGTAAATACACCGGCATGAAGGCGCTGCTCAGCGCGCAAACGCAGCTGGGTGTTAAACCGCGCATTCTTGGCGTGCCGGGTCTGGATTCGCTGGAAGTGGCGACAGCGCTGGCCAGCATTGCCCAGCAGCTGCGTGGCTTTGCCTACGTCTCTGCCTGGAACAGCAAAACCATTTCTGACGCCATGAAGTACCGCGAAAACTTCAGCCAGCGCGAGCTGATGGTGATCTGGCCAGATTTTATTGCCTGGAACACGGCAACCAATAAATCTGAAATGGCTTATGCCACCGCACGTGCGCTGGGCCTACGCGCCAAAATTGACAACGACACCGGCTGGCATAAAACCCTGTCTAACGTGGGCGTCAATGGCGTGACGGGTATCTCTGCAGATGTTTTCTGGGATCTGCAACAGACCGGTACCGATGCCGATCTGCTGAATGAAAAGTGTGTTACCACGCTGATTCGCAAGGACGGTTTCCGTTTCTGGGGCAACCGCACCTGCAGTGACGATCCACTTTTTGCCTTTGAAAACTACACCCGTTCAGCACAGGTGCTGGCCGATACCATGGCGGAAGCGCACATGTGGGCCAACGACAAACCGCTGACGCCAGTACTGGTACGCGAAATCATCGCCGGTATCAATGCCAAGTTCCGTGAGCTGGTCAGCGCCGGTTATCTGCTGGGCGCCAACTGCTGGTACGACGAAAGCGCCAACGATAAAGAGAGCCTGAAGGCGGGCAAACTGTTTATCGATTACGACTACACGCCGGTGCCGCCGCTGGAAGATCTGACGCTGCGTCAGCGCATCACTGATACCTATCTGGCGAACTTCGCCGCATCCGTAAACAGCTAAGGAGCCGGATAAATGGCACTGCCACGTAAACTCAAAGGGTTAAACCTCTTTAATGATTCAAACAGCTATCAGGGCATTGTAACCGCCGTTACGTTGCCGAAGCTGTCACGCAAGCTGGATACCTATCGCGCAGGCGGCATGAACGGTGCCGCGTTTATCGATAACGGCCTGGACGATGCGGCGCTCGATATGGAGTGGACGCTGGGCGGTATGGATGAGCTGGTACTCAGCCAGTGGGGCGCAACGGCCAACGTTCCGTTACGTTTTACCGGTTCTTATCAGCGCGATGACACCGGCGAAGAGATTGCCGTTGAAATCGAAGTGCGCGGTAAGCACCAGGCGTTTGACTTCGGTGAAGCCAAGCAGGGTGAAAACGCCGAAACCAAAGTCACCAGCAAAAATACCTATTTCAAACTGACCTGGAATGGCAAAGAGCTGATTGAAATCGACACCGTCAACATGGTGGAGAAGGTCAACGGCGTCGATCGTCTGGAACAGCGCCGTAAAAATCTCGGCCTGGTGTAATAACAAAGGCCAGCGCGTTCTGCGCTGGCCCCTCTTGATTGAGATGGAGAAAAAATGGAACAGCTGGATAAGCCGGAACAGAAAGACAACCTGGTGGTGCTGGAAAGCCCGATTTCACGCGGTGATGTAGTGATCGCCCAGGTCGAGCTGGTCAAACCGAACGCCGGCGCGCTGCGCGGTGTACGACTGGCCGAGCTGGCCTCGTCCGATGTGGATGCCCTGTTGATGGTGCTGCCCCGCATCACCATGCCATCGCTGACCAAAGCAGAGTGCAACGCACTGGACCCGGTTGACCTGATTGCCCTGGGCGGCAAGGTGATTGGTTTTTTGTCAGCGAAATCGGCCACGTAAGCTGGCCCCGCGATATGACGGTCAATGATCTGATGGCCGATATTGCCAGCGTTTTTCACTGGCCCCCCTCAGAAATGTATCCCATGTCGCTGGAAGAGTTACTCGACTGGCGGCATAGAGTGATGATCCGCAGTGGAGTAACCTCAGATGAGTAATACGCTCAAGCTGCAAGTGCTGCTGGAAGCGGTTGATCGGGCGACGCGCCCGTTCAGTGCCGTGCGTAAAGAAACCGAAAAACTGTCTGCGGATATCCAGGAAACGCAGGACCGCCTGGATGCGCTCAACGCTAAATCCGCGCAGATTGAAGGGTTCCGTGCGACGCGCAAAGAACTGACGCTGACCCAGCAAAATCTTAAAAATACCCGGGCAGAAGCGGCAGCACTCGCCATTCAACTAAAAAACACCCAAAACCCTACCGCGGAACAAACCCAGGCGCTGGATAAGCTGCGTCAGTCGGCTAACGCGCTGCAGCAAAAAAACCTTCAACTGCGTCAGTCAGTGCAGGATCAGCGCCAGTCCCTGAACGAGGCGGGAATTTCCACGCGCCGGTTGAGCAGCGAGCGCCAGAAGCTAAATCAACAAACAGAGCGCACGACATCCACCCTCAATGCGCAGGGTGAGTCCATGAATCTGCTAAATCAGCGTCAGGACAAACTCAACCGCACCCGTGAACGTTACCGTGCGGGCATGGCGCTGGCAGATAACGTACAAAGCGCCAGTTCGAAAGCCAAAGACTTTGTCGAGAAGGGCCGCAAAGTTATCGATTATCTGTCACCTGCAAATGAGGTTGTGCAAGCCCGCGCGGCGATTACGCAATCGGGTGGCTCATCGGGTGAGGCAAAAGCTGCAGCACCGGCAGTAGCTAACCTTGCAAACGCGACGCAACGTAGCATGCAAGAAAGCGCGTCTTTGGTGCTCAATATTAAAAACGCGTTCGGCATTGCAGATGACCAGGTTGGTCAGTTAGGCGACGTGCTCTCATCGACCTTTGCCAATAAAACAACCGATTTTGCCGCACTTAAGACGGCGATGGTCGCCGTAGGGCCAGCCGCGAAGGACGCCGGTGTAAGCGTTGGCCAGACTGCGGCCATGATGGGCGTGCTGGCGGAAAACGGTATAACGGGCAGCCAGGCAGGCGCCGGCGCCAGTGCGATGTTAACGCACGTTCAGGCGCCTGATGCCAGCGCAGACAGCGCGCTTAAAGCGTTGAATGTGCAAACCGCTGACGACCAGGGCAACAGTCAGCCCATTTTCGCGGTGCTCAGCCAGGTGCAGGCGGCGTTTGAGAAAAACAAGCTCGACGCTGCCCAGCAGGCCACTTATCTGCAGGCAATATTTGGTGAACAGGGCGCCGCACCTGCCGCAGCATTGATGAAGGGCGCGGCCAGTGGCCGGCTGGATCAGCTCTCTCAGGCGCCCGCTGCCCAGCCGCCTGCAGCAGATGCCTCTGTGGATACTAACCTGCAAGCTATCAGTCAGGACGGCTTATCCGTTCAGTCCGTTCTGACCGGCGTCATGAATATCAATCCTCAACTTTCTGACAGCCTGCTGACGCTGGCGGCCGGTGGGCTGACCTTGGTGGATTCCCTGGCCAGCGTCGGGAACATTGCCTCGCCGGTCATTAGCGGGCTGAGCACCATTATGGCGGGCGTGGAGCTGCTGGGCGGTGCATTTGCCATCATCGGCGGCGCCATTACGGCCACGCTGGGAGCGATCACGCTGCCGGTGGTGCTGCTTGGTGCGGCTATCGCGGCGGGGGCCATGCTGGTTTATCAGTACTGGGAACCGATCAGTGCCTTTATCAGCGGCATCGCTCAGGGCTTCAGTGCGGCGATGGGGCCGATAAGTGACGCGTTCGCGCCGCTGAAGCCGGTATTTGAGTGGTTCAGCAATAAATTGTCCGAACTGGGGGCCTGGTTCTCAAAGCTGCTGGAACCCGTGAAGTTTTCTCAGCAGGAACTGGCCTCGGCAGGGGAGATGGGACAGCGCTTCGGCAATATGCTGGCGACGGCACTCAAATTACCCGGTGAAGCCCTGAATCAGCTGCGAGGCGGCATTGACTGGGTGCTGGGCAAGCTTGGCATCATCGATGAGAAATCTGACAAGGTGAAAGACAAGCTGCCTCCGCCCAAAATGCGTGAGCAGGATGAAGAGGATGAGGATAACGCGGATGCGCGTCCGGCCGCATCGCGCGCCAGCCTGAACAGCACGCTCAATCAGCCTTTGCCCTCGGTTAACAATTCAAACGTGGATAACCGGCAGCACACGGTCACCAACAACATCAATGTGACGGGCGACCCACAGGCGATTGGACAGGCCGTTGCGCAGTATTCCACTGCATCGCCATGGTCCACGTCTGACCATAGCTATAACTCCATGTTTAGTCTGGATTAATTAACCATGATGATGATATTAGGCATGATGCCGTTTGTACGGCAAACCCTTCCCTTCGACAATTTGCAGCATGACATTACCTATCGCTGGGCAAAAAACAGCCGCGTGGGGCGCCGTGAGTCGACCCAGTTTTTAGGCGGCGGCGACGATAAAATCAAACTGTCTGGCGAACTCCGGCCTGAAATCACCGGCGGCAATGTCACGCTGCTGGCGCTGAAGACCATGGCCGATGAAGGGCTGGCGTGGCCGCTGATTGGCGGCAATGGCATTATTTACGGCATGTTTGTTGTGACGGATTTCTCGGCCACGCATACGGAGTTTTACAGCGACGGCAGTGCGCGCAAGATAGGCTTTACTCTCAACCTGATGCGGGTAGACGATTCACTAACCAGTATGTTCGGGGATTTAAAAAGGCAGGCGGAAGAACTGCAAAACCGGGCCAGCGAGGCAGCGCAACGGGTTGGCTCTGTTATCAACAGCGCCACTTCTGCGCTGAATGGAGGGCGCTGAGATGAGCGATATCGTCCCGATTCCGGTGCCCCTGCGCGTTGCGCCTACGCCGGACTTTACTATCAAAATTGAGACGAAGGATAAAACGGAAGATATTCGCCCACGGCTGGTTTCCCTGAAGTTGACGGACAACCGCGGCCTGGAGGTCGATCAGCTGGACCTGGTGCTCGACGACAGTGACGGCCAGTTGGTCATGCCGCCCTTTGGCGCGAAAATAGTCTTAGAGATAGGCTGGAAGGGGCAACCGCTTGCAGATAAAGGCTCCTACATCATTGATCAGGTCACCTACCAGGGCGCGCCGGACACGATAACGGTGGTCGCCCGAAGCGCCGATTTTAGCGGTTCGCTCGATGTTAAAATCACTGATTCGTATCCAGACATGACGGTTGGCGATGTTGTGGACAAAATCGCGAAACGTAACGGACTTACCTCCGACGTGCGGCCGGAGATAGCCAGAAAAAAGATTAAGCATATCGATCAGACACAGGAAACGGACGGCACGTTCATTACCCGGCTGGCAATGCTGGTTGGCGCGGTGGCGGCAATAAAAGATAAGACGCTACTGTTCTTTCCCCCCGGGCAGGGCGTGACCGTGAGCGGAAAGCCGATTCCACTCCTGAATCTGAACCGACAGGATGGCGATAAGTATGAGTACAAATTGTTTAAGCGCGACGATTACAGTGGCGTTGAAGCAAAATGGTACGATCAGAAAAAGGCGCAGCAGAAAGGGATAACCGTCAACACGATACCGCCAGCAACACCGGCGGTGAATCCTGTCCATCCGGCGGCCAAAAATATCCCCACAATCGGGCAACAAGACCCGGGAAAAACCTATGTTTTTGGCAGCAATAAGAAGCTGTTCGTACTGAATACGCATTTCAGTAGCCAGGAGGAAGCAGAGGAGGCGGCTAAAGCGAAGTGGAAGGATCTGCAACGTAACCGGGCTACGTTGAAGATCCTACTGGCACTGGGCGCTGCAAAGCTGATTCCTGAAACGCCGGTCAAAGCCCAGGGTTTTAAATCGGTCATCGATAATCAAAAATGGCTGATTACCAATATCGTGCATACCCTCGATAAAAGTGGATTTACCACCTTGTTGAACCTGGAGCTGATGGTTGAAAACGTGGACTACGTCTTAGTGGAAAAACAGGCTGGTTAGATTAAATCTAATTTAAGTTGCTTTTTGTTTAGTCTTTGGCTAATGTTGTCGTATGCCAGAGAGGAGAACCACCATGATGCATTGCCCAAAATGTCAGACCGCCGCCCATACGAAAAGCAGTCGCTACGTTTCGAAAGAGACGAAAGAACGTTATCACCAGTGCCAGAACATTAACTGCAGTTGTACCTTTAAAACCCTGGAGAGCGTGTCCGGAATTATCGTTGAACCGGCGCAGATCAATACGGTGCCGGTGATGGCAAAAGGCAGCAATAATCCGTCACCGCAGCTGCTGTAAGCCCAACCCGCGAAAGCGGGTTTTTTTATGGCTGCGGCCCGGATGGGATCGTTGGGAGATGAGGCTGAAGGCCAGCGCGCCATTGATGTTTAAGGGCGCGACAGCGCCCTCTGGGCGTGCTGTTAATAACTGTACGGCGGGTAGGGCGCGGGCCCTCGGGGGACGTTGGCAATAACTGTACGGGAATGAAAAGATTTCAGGAGTGTCAGCACGACAAAATATATGTCCAGTGAATGGAGATGAATCGTGGCGGTATTTTCGGCAGAAAAAAACTCAGGTTATAAAGCATTTTGGCACTGAGAGTGAGTCAGCAGTGATATTTTAAATTTTGCATGCGAATTCCCTTCTTCCCTGCGGAAGAAGGGAAGGGGTCAAAATCAGTGAACGATATGTGTAAATTTGCTCTCTATCATCACCAGCCCCGACTCTGTTCGCACAAAGCGCGGCGCGGTTAAGTCGTCACTCATAATGTTAACCATCTGGAATAACAAGCCGGTGATATGTTTTTGCAAGTCTGCCGGAGCCTGCTGATTCAGCAATACTAACGTTAACGCGCTGCAATATTGCCGCATCTCTTCTGAGTCTATCAAATCCTTGGTGCGACAGGCTTTGTCATCACCTTTCTCCAGCGTGAGGCGTTTAATCAGGTGTCCTGGCAGTGGCTGATATAACAGGCGTTGTTTGGCATCTTTTTAATCGATATCCTGTATATGAAAAATGAAATATTATCGCCCTAAAACCATTTGTTATATTTCACGTATAAGCATGTGATAATTATTATCCAGATGAAAGTCAATATGCCAAAAAAGTCAGGAATGAAACGAGCGAATATGTAAGCTCCCGCAACTATTAAGATAAGCGGAATTAAATAAAAATATGATTGTAAAAACCACAAAGTTGGTCTCTTCATTTTTTTAATAACTTATACAAAGCATCGCCAATAATCTCTTCATTATTACCACCAGAATTAACTTGATAGATTATTTTTGACATCTGAGGCTCTATAAGAAAGTAAAGCATCTCAAGGTTTTCCTGATGTAAATCCTGATAATATACAGGATCCTGAAATTTCAGTCTGTTAGCCGCTAAAGCTGCTATTTGAGCTTTAGAATACAGTACTGCTCCGTTAACAAAAAAAGAAGATAGAGAGCTAATCATTCTAACTTGTGATTCCTGAAATTTTCCGCTATCTACTATCAATTTCGCGATAGTAAAGGACAGAGCAAGTTTGCTGGCTTTTTCAGAATATTCATAAGCCTTGTCGCCAAGTTCTTTCTTGAGAAAGCTCACAAGGTTCAGGCTTTTTTGCTCACCAAGTCTTTTAAGAGTTTTCCGAAAGTATACTTCAATCATGTCTAAAGCATAATCATTTCGGTTGTAAATTTCGCTAAGGGATAATACAAGTCTTTTGTCTTCATTTATCAGTTCACGGCAAGTGTTGCGATAGTAATCATCGGGTATCAGGCAGGACCCGTAGTTAATCATCCGCTGCGTGCCAAGCTTAACATTTTCGATGGTGCCCAAATTGGTGGTCTGGACCTCTCGCAATGCCTTTGTTAATGCCAGAGCGATGTTCCTGTCAGACTGCAATCTCATTTTTGCATAGCCTTGTGCCATTACGATTTTCCTTGTTGTAACATTAACGAATTAATGATTGATCAGCATCGTTCGAAGGAGCAAGGAAGAAAATGAGAAAAGGTAAAAAAACGACAATTTATGTTCTGGTGGTAATTATTTTTTTCCTAACTATTCCAGAAGTGGTAGTCCGTATCTTAACCCCTGAGCAGCTTGCAAGACTCAGTGATTTTACAAGTCTGGGTGGGCTTTTCAGCCATATCTTGTCTTTGATGATATTCCTGGGTTTAACTTCAATCCTGCTAGGGGCTATAACTGTCTTACTGGTAAAAAAAATTTACCGTCATTTATCGAGATCCAAAATCTAATTGACATGTCTTATGTCTCTTCTACGTTTCGTATGCATTGAGCGCATATGTTACTGATATCACTTGTGAGTTTTTATTCACAACTGCGTAAAGCTGAACCGCATCAAGATCTAAGCAGCACCGGATGTCAGCTTGCCGGAAAAGCCTGAACAAAAAAAATCCCCGTTACAGCGGAGACTATCAGGAAAAATTTTAGAGGCTGGAAGGCTTAATTTTGCCATTCAATCATCTCATCCAGCTGTTTTAAAATATCGGGGAAGTAGCTCTCGTTGATGCCGAAATCGCCTTTAACCTGAACACTGTCAGCATGTGCTTCAGGACGAAGGTCATATTCAATCATTAAGCCATCGTCGCCGACGTCACAATGCCTGTGGCGGCCTCAGCCCGGAACAATTTGAAAACCAGAATCTCGCTTAGGATTTTGTCCACATTACGTGGGTAAGATCAAAGAACGTTATAACCAGTGCCAGAACATTAATTGCAGTTGTACCTTTAAGTCGCGTGAGACTGTATCAGAAATTATTATGTCACCAGGTAAAGTTAAAGCCGTTCCGCCACATCCAGGCAGAGGCCAGCAGCAGCCCCTATGGTTATGATCGTAATGAAGCCCGGTTAGCGGGTTTTTTTACAAGCAATCAGTCTGACTGCTTAAGTGTGAATGTGTTTTTCTTAGTTGGGCTAATCTTTCTTGGGAATATCATTATCTCTTGTTTTATCATCAGTGATCTTGCAAATAGGTCTGTAGTGAAGACTTAAGATCTTCTTCCTGTCTTTTACCGGCTTTCTCTCTGTTCGCTCTCCCGATATTACAGGCCAATTGGAAAGAAATTCTGAAAGTGTTTCCAGAAAATGATGCATTTACATCTTCCTCCATTTTCTTCAGTCTATAAACCCGAGCTATTTTAGCATGGAGCTATTATTCACTGCGTTGAATTACAAGGAGGAGGTATTCATGGTTACAGCATTAGCAGCGAGTGAAGAACCCGGTCGCTACTACACTTTTCAGTCACGATTACCACACGGCGAATTCTTTGAAATTCGCCCACGATTTCTGCCTCATGGTGCGAAGCCTATTGTTGATGATGAAACCGGTATGTGTATCGGCTACTCAGGCTCCAGGATTGTGGCAGATTTATGATACTGAAGGAAATTTTTTTCGGCTTGAAGAGGCAGCGTTAGAGTCTCCCCTCATTAACCCAACCGATTTGGTGTTGCTGGCGGCAGGAGCATTTCGTATTTTTCTTGCCGGGAGAGCTTTACTACAGAGTGGAGTTCGTGCAGCCGTAACTGTAAATCTTAGCCATGCCACGATCAGTCTCTTGCGCGGAAGGCTAAAAATAGGCCTTTCGGCTCGCTCTTTGAAGATGACGGAAAGCGCAGCAAAGCACATGTATGAACCTGGTCGATATGTGCCTTTACAGATACAGGAAAAAACCATTCGATATGGAACACGTATGCCAGACCCACTTAGAAAACCAGAGCTTTTCTGATATGAAACCCGTATGTACCGGCTGGTAGAAGATAAACAAAAAAAGGAAGTTATTTCTATAAACCCTACCGGCTTGAAGTTCTGGTAAGAGAAAAAGACTGGACTATTATGCACTTTCAGTACATGCCTTAAAGGTGAACGGATGATCGATATACAGAGCGGAACCCTACATCTCAAGTTAACCCCTTATGAAAGGATACCTGAGCCTGAAGAAGCGGCATATGACCGGATCATGGTCTGGATTGAGTTTTCTGTTCCTTCGCTTAAAACTGAATTCCGTGCGGAGTTTGCTGCGGGCCAGCTTGAGATATTTCGGGATGATTTAAAAAAGCTGCATCAGTCGCTGATATTTCAACAGAAGAATTCGGATGTCGTTCTTAACTGTCTGTTTAAGCAGGTCGAGTTGACATTCATACAGTCAGATTCGGGTAATGCTGTAGGCGTAAACATGGTTCTAAGGCCTTAG